CCAAAAGACCTTGCCACGTTCCCTTGGGAGCAAAAAGAAAAGGCCGGCGACGGGTTTAGTATCTTGCGTTCATTAGCAAATTGATATGGCAAAACTTGGCGATTTAATTTTACGGGTTGGCGCGGATACGTCAAAGCTTAATAAAGATTTGGGCGATGCGCGTAAAAGCATTGCGAAGAACACGCGCGAAATTCAAAACCTTGGGCGCAATCTTACGGTAGGCATTACCGCGCCCCTTGTCGCAATTGGTGCAAGCTCGGTAAAAGTATTTGCCGACTTCGAACAAAGCATGGCCAAGGTGAAAGCCGTGTCGGGTGCAACAAATGCTGAATTCCAAAGCCTGGAAAATAACGCCAAGGAATTAGGGCGTACGACGCGTTTTACAGCGTCAGAGGTTAGCGCCTTACAGCTCGAATTTGCAAAGCTCGGTTTTACGTCTGAAGAAATTACGCAGGTAACAGGCGCGACGCTGAACCTTGCACAGGCGACCGGCTCGGACTTGGCACAAAGTGCTGAAGTTGCCGGCGCTACGTTGCGCGCCTTTGGACTCGACGCCAGCGAAACGGGCCACGTAACCGACGTGATGGCTGCGGCGTTTAGTTCGTCGGCGCTGGACATCAACAGCTTTCAGGATTCTATGAAGTTTGTTGCACCGGTTGCGAAGGCGGCCGGCGTAACGCTTGAGGAAGCGACGGCCATGCTCGGCCAGCTTGCCAACAACGGCATAAAAGGCAGCAACGCCGGCACATCATTGCGCCGCATCTTGCAGGAAGTCGCCGGCACGGGCATGGACTTCGGCGAGGCAATGAAGAAAAGCGCCAGCGAGGTTATCAACTTGGCAGACGCAAAGGACGAGGTTGGGCGTACAGCGTCTTCGGCGTTCTTGGTGCTAAAGGAAGGCATGGGCGATGTTGACGGCCTTACGCAGTCACTCATTGCCAGCGACGGCGCGGCGTCCGATATGGCCGCGACGATGGACGACACGGCCGAAGGCGCAATGAAACGCATGCAGTCGGCACTTGAGGGCGCACAAATCGAAATAGGCCAAGCCCTTGCGCCGATTATGATAAAGCTTGCCGGCATCGTTTCCGACTTGGCTGGCCGCTTTGCTTCTATGAGCGACGGCGGGCAACTTGTTATTATGGCCATTAGCGGAATTGCCGCCCTTATCGGGCCTTTGCTTTTGGTTATTCCTACGCTTGTCAGCGGAATCAATAGCGCAAAAGTTGCCTTTGCCGCACTCAATCGAACTATGCTTGCAAACCCGTTCGGCGCGGTTGCCGCTGCTATTGGCTTAGTCGTCGGCGCGGTTATCATGCTGAACAACGCGAGCAGCGAAGGCAGCGACAAAGTTGGCGACCTGAAGAAAAGTTTGGCCGGCCTTGAGTTGGAGCAACAAGCGGCAAGCATTGAAGGCGCGGTCACGGCGCAACAAGCGTACGTAGCTCAACTAAAGCAAGAAAAGGCCGAGTTGATGAAGCTCGCACCGTACAAGCGCACAGCCAACAGCCAAGCCGGTCGCGACCTTAAAAAATTGGAAGCCGCATTAGAAACAGCCAACGCAGATTTGGCTGCAATGATGCAACTCGAAAGAGGCGTAGCGTTACAACTGAACAAGGTTGGTATTGAATCTAACAAAGTCGGCGACTTGCTTACCTTCCTTAGCCAAGGCATAAACAAGACGACCGCGGAAAGCAAAAAATTAGGGCCGGCGTTGGTCGAAGGCTTGCGGCCGCTTTCGGTTGCTAGCATCGATAACAATGTTGTAAAGGGGCTGCAAAAAGTTTCAACAAAGGTTGCTGAAATAGCCGAGCAAGCCAAGCAAAGTTTGATACAAAGCCAAGCCGAAATAGAGAGTTTCGGTTTGCGCATTGCGGGAAGTCTGCAAAACATATTTTCGTCGATGATTGCCGGCACGTTTGATTTTAAGAAATCAATGATTGATGCGCTGAAAGCTGTTTTGGCGCAGGCGTTGGCATTGCTTGCCGTGTTCGCCGTTATGACGGCATTGACAGGCGGCGTTGGCGGCAAGTTCTTTGAAGCCGTGGGCGGCTTAAAAGGGTTTATTGCAAGCGGGTTCGGTATTCCACAGTTCAGCGAAGGCGGCATCGTGAGCGGGCCAACGCTTGGCCTCGTCGGTGAATACCCCGGCGCAAGGACGAACCCGGAAGTAATCGCGCCGCTCGACAAGCTGCGCGGAATGCTTGGCGGGCAGGCTGTACAGGTTCACGGCCGGTTGTCCGGACGCGATATTTTGTTAAGCAGCGAATACAGCGCAATTGACCGAAACCGTGTAAGAGGATTTTAATGGCTACGATACGTTTTTACGGCGAATTCAAAGACGAGGTTGGTGATGTTTGGCGCATAAACCTGCACGACACCAGTTATAGCGGCAGCGCAACCGAAGTTACGTTAGGCGCTGAAGGTTTTGTTTTATCCTACGCAGGCAATAACGAAGACCGACACCAGCCTATTATTGGAAGTAGCGTAGAATTTACCGTCATGAATCAAGGCGGCACGTTTGACACGTTCCTTAATAGCGTTTTGCCCGCAGCAGCGGAAGGGCGAATACAAGTCGAGGTGCGACGCGACCCGGACAACGTAAACGATTTGTATTGGGCTGGCATACTTGCAGCGGAACAAGTCGAGCAGGACGATGCGCCAACGCCTAACCCTGTACGCATGACGGCTACGGACGACCTTGCCAATTTGCAACGGCTTTTGTTTGACCAAAGCGACGGCAGCGGTTTCAATGAGATTCGCACGCCCGTTGAGCATATGTTGCAAATACTAAACCAAATGCGCACCGAAAATTTGTGGGGCGCTACCGACGGGTTTTTCAGGTACGTGAATGACGTGATAATGAACGGTTACACGGGTTCGGATTGGCTAGACGAAGTGCAATTAGACAACCCTGTTGTGCATGACGACAGCGAAATTTATGAAGGCAGCCGAGGTTACAACAGTTACGAGATTTTAGAAAGCATTGCGCGCAGTTTAAACGCGCGCGTTTTTCAAGCCAACGGCTACTGGTGGTTTATGCCGGTCAACTGTTATTTGCGCGCAAGCGATTCCGACGATTGGACGGCTGACGTAGTGCAAGTAGATAAAAGCGGAAACGCAGCCACATTGACGACAGGCGAAACTGCAGAGCTGCAAAACGGATACGTTAACGAAACGGATGCTGATTTCGTAAAAATGGCAGGCGGGATTATTACTTACCTTTCACCATTAAAACGTGTACGAAGAACGCGTAAGTATGACGGCAACGAGGCTTTCGATGTTTCACTAATTAGCCAAGCCATTACGACAGGCGACAATATTGTATATAATGACACCGACCGCACATACATTTCGGGCCTTGCGTTTTCAATTACCGGCGGTTGTCAAATAGCACTTGACGCGGCAAGCGTTAGTAACATACCTATAAACAATGCGTTTCTACAATTGCAAATCACCATCAAAGCCGGAACGCTGTATTTTACAAATACGGGTTGGGGTTCAGTCGCTGGCGAGTTTATTCTAAACATTGCGCAATTCAATCAAAGCGACGGTTTCGACGCTGGCTTGCCTTGGTCGGTTGCAACAGATGAATTGCCTTCTCAACAAGTCGGGTTAGATGTTACCGTACAACTGCGCATAATTAGCGCGCTCGGTACGGACATAACAAGCAATTACGTCGGCGACTACCTTTTCTTAACTACCGTCATTCAGTTAACAGGCGACCAAGGTTTATTGGGCGACGAAGTTTTGTACGAGGCTGTTTCGAGCGACGACAACCGCATAGAAATTAACCAAGGTTCCGTTTTACATGGCGACCCTTTAAGCGTTATTGGAGGGCTGAACTATTTAGTGGCGTACGGCAACTTTACCTTAACAGGACACGGCAATACGTACACTAGCAGCCAAACTAGCACGGCGGTAAGCCTGCACCGATTAGGCGTGCAGGAAGCTATGGCGCAAGGGCAAGTGCCAATACAGCTAAAAAAAGGGCGCTTATTTGGTCGGCGTTTTGAGTTGTGGCAAACAATTAAGGAAGGAACGCAGTATTATGCGCCTTTCGAATTTAGCGTCGTAATGAACAGCCGCGAAAGCGATGTGCAGCGGTGGTTGCTGAATTTTGACGACACGAACGTAACGTCGAGCGAACTTGCTGTAAACAATGACAACGGCAGCGTTGACCTAAACCAATTTAGCATGAACTTATGAATGTAACGGCAGACATTTACGAGCGCATCAGCGAATTACGGCGCGGCGCGTTAGCTGGGTTTATAGAGGTAACTGAGGTTAATAATCGGGATGGCACTACATACACGTTGTCAGATACTGACAGCATTATTTTTAATACGTGGACTGGTGGCAATGGTACGGCTTCAATTAATTTGCCAACGACAACAGGCAACGAGGGCCGCATTATTCGTTTCAAAAGCGATGACACAATAGGAGCAAATAAAAAAGTTGTAATAAGGCCGGATGCTACCGGCGAAACCATTGACGGCGCAAGCTCTTATGATTTCGACCGCAGTTACGACGGTGTAAGCCTTTTATGCTATGACGACAAATGGTTCATCATTCAAAAGAAAGAGAAGAGCAGCGGCGGCGGTGGCGGTAGTTTAAACAGCGTTGCGGATGACACCTCACCGCAGCTTGGCGGAAACTTGGACGTAGACGGCAACGATTTTACGAGCGCAGGTGATGTAAAGTTTGTGGTTGACAGCGACAGCAACACAGCAGACAGCGCATTTATCATTGAGAACGGCGCAGGTACGGTTTTGTGGAAGATTAATGAATCAGGCATAACGTCCGGGCTGCTAACAACGACAACGCCGACATTGAGCGGCGCGGCATCAAGCTATTCGCAAAGCAGTAGCGTGACAGGAATCAGCGTAAGCAATCACGTTGCAGGCCGTACTTACAAGGCAAACATTTACAACAGCAGCGGAACAGTACAAACAGGCTTGAACCCAGCCGTTGACAGCAGCGGCAACGTCACTTTTACCGCGCCAGCTTCTACGGGCACAGGCTTCGAATTGCGTATTTCTGCGCTTGATGATGGTAAATTTGAAAGCGTAGAAGTAACTGCGACCTTTGAAGTAACTGCATCCCGCACGTTTGAATATTGGCGTGTGCAATGCGTGGACAGTAGCGGTAACGCGAGCGCAAACAAAGCTGCATTTGTCGAACTTGATTTCTACACAGGTGCAAATGCTACGGGGACGGAAACGCCAACCACCGATGCCACAAGCGAAACGAGTATTTCAGGTGTAACAATTTCAGCGGGTACCGTGGCTTCATTTAGCGGGTACGATGCTTACCGCGCCTTTGACGGCACAACGCACGGCACGGCTGCGGCAGGTTCAATGTGGTGGACGTTAGGAAACAGCAATGCCGATTTGGTTTGGATACAATTACGCTTTTCATCCGCGCAAACATTCCAAAGTTTAAAATTGACAGTTAACAACAGCTTTAACGATGCAACCCACGTTATTGTTAAGGGCAGTAACACTGGTAACTTTAGCGGCGAGGAAGTTTCATTTGGTCTGACAGCAATCAGCGAAACAGGCAGCGCAGGTATAACAACAATCAACTTTTAATATGACTCTTGACGAAGGCGCAACATACGAGATAACAAGCCGCTGGCCCGAATACAAGCAGCGCAACGCAGTTATTATAAAAGGCATCTACGGCAATCAGTATTTATCAAACATGGCGGCAGGTATCCAAGTTGTTCGCGATTGGCATAATGAATTGAAAGAGCAGGGCGAAACCGTATGGCGCATCAATGACGAATTAGTTAACTTGCTTAACGATTTAGCGACCTAAAAAAATGGCGATGTATGAAATTTTGCTAGCCTTAATACCTGTTGTAGCTGGCATTGTGGGTGTATGGGTGAACCTTAACAGCACGGTCGCACGATTAAAAAGCCGCGTAGTGCAATTAGAACTACACCAAGACGAGTTTAAACGCGATATGAAGGAACTGTTGGAGGCCGTCCACAAAATTGAACTGATGTTAGCGAAAATGCAGGCAAAATGATTTACCTTATTTTAGCAACAGTATTTGCGAACATGGTTTACAAAGCCCGCGAATACGGACGCGCTGACATTGCTGACCTCATTATAGCCATTGCTGCACTTGCAATAATTCTGTTTTGAGATACTTCAACTATCATGAGTTCGACAGCCCCGACGCAATTGGCAGCGGCGAGCACATGATGGACGAAGAATTTTTGCAGATGCTCGACCGCGCAAGACACCTTGCCGGCGTTCCTTTTCGCATCAACAGCGGATACCGAACCAAAGAACACAACAAGAAAGTAGGCGGCAAACCGAACAGCGCCCACACGATGGGATGCGCCGCGGACATACATTGCGTTGATAGCCGAAACCGGTGCTACATACTGGGCGCGCTTTTGGAAGTCGGATTCAACCGCATAGGCATCGCAAAGACGTTCATTCACGTCGATAACAGTTACGACGACAGCCACGACGAAGATGTAATCTGGCTTTATGATTAAACCACACCGGCCAAGATTAAGCGCGCAGCAGGTAAAAGCCTTGGACTACATCCGGGCAAACGAACGGCGCATCTTGGTGGTAGGCGATTTGCATTGTCCGTTTGAACTCGACGGGTATTTCGAATTTTGCGTTGAGCAGTACGAGCGGTTCAACTGCAACCACGTTGTTTTCATCGGCGACATTCTCGACAACCATTACAGCAGCTACCACGAAACCGACCCAAATGCGCTGGGCGGTTCGTACGAGCTGAACGAAGCAATCAAGCACGTTCGCAAATGGGCGGAAGCATTTCCCGTCGCTGACGTGATTATAGGCAACCATGACCGCTTAATAATGCGCAAGGCGTTCAGCTCATCCGTGCCAAAGGAATGGATAAAGGACTATAACGAGGTGTTGGGTACAAGCTGGGATTGGTGCGACCGCGTAGAGTACGACGGCGTGCAATACGTCCACGGCGAAGGCGGCACAGCTCGCAACAAGGCTAAAAACGATATGCAAAGCACGGTTCAGGGCCACATCCATACGCAGGCTTACTGCGAATGGAACGTAGGCAACAACTTAAAAATTTTTGGAATGCAGGTAGGTTGCGGCATCGACCGTGACAGCTATGCAGCCGCCTACGCAAAGCACTTTAAAAAGCAGGCGATTGGCTGCGGCGTAGTTTTGGGCGGGCATACTGCCATTAATTGTTTAATGCCTTTGTAACTTGCCGTCAAATTCTTAATTATGGGAGAACTTATTCAAACGTACTGGGCTGAGATTGCTTTGGCCCTGATGGCCTTTGTAAAGGTTATTGTAAACCTGACTCCGACCGAGGCCGACAACAAGGTATTCGGCTGGCTTGACACGCTTATAAACGCCATTGTTGCAGACCGGCGCAAAGAACGTCGAGCGGCAAGAAAAAATGATTAACTTGCAGCCGTGTAAGCATTGAAAGAAGTTTGCAGGTTTGTTTTTGTTTCAGCAGCGAAAAGGGGTTTATCCAACGGGGTAGCCCCTTTTTTTGTGCCCAAGAAAAAAAAAGTGCGAAAAAGTTTGCGTAACGAAAAAAGTTGCGTATCTTTGACTCAGTCAAACAAACAAAAACACAGTAACCATGACTTTTGAAATTACAGTAGGCTACAACGAGCGAATCGAAGCAGTTGATTTATTGCGCGAAAGAGGTTTTGCCTTCTCTACCGGCACAGCCGAACACACAGACGACATGATAATCTATTTGAGGGGCGGTATTGGCGACCTCGATGCGGCCGAAAAATTGTTGGCATCCGAAAACCTTGCATACACTTGGTAATATGTGGCGCGAAGGCTACGACTACCCCAGCGACGACGACGAGCAAGAAGATGATTTCTTCGAACGAGCTGACCACGATTACGAACAACTAAACGATAAGTAAAATGAACTATGTAAACTTTTCTGAAACACAATTGAAGCGCGAGTTTGCTTCTATTGTAAGTGAGTGCGTTGATATTCAACGAAACCTTAAAAATTTTCGCGGTGCTGAACGAGTGAACAAGTGTCTAACGCTTGGCAAATTATATGAAGACAAAGCAGCCGTAGAGCGTGAATTGAATTACCGGGCTGAAATGTATGCTGCGAACAATGACTAAAATGAGCAAACCAATTTGCGTACGCAGCAGCGTACACGTAAAGCCAACAAGCGACTTCAACGCATGGCAACAAGAACTAGCCGAAGAACGCCGTTTTCGTCGGTTAATTAACAACATGGCCGCCGACTTGGTTGCGGCTTACACAAAGCGGAACAAATGAGCGCAATAGACGAATTAAAAGCGTTGTCGGACAAATATGATATGCGCGCTGACCACTTCCACAAAGACCAACGCGGCTTTGTCATCATGACCCGCCGAGGCGTGGAACACGTACAGGCCAAAATAAAGGCCGTGGTTCGCTTTGAAATAGTGCCGGAATGGTCTGACCCTAGCGAAGGAAGATATTGCGTTAAAGCGTACGCAAAATGCGAACTGGGCGAAGTGGAAACGTACGGCGAAGTCAGCAAAGGCAACAACCGGAATGCGTACCCGATTGCAATGGCTGAAAAGCGCGCTTTGTCGCGAGCGGTTCTAAAGCTTGCCGGGTATGGCGGCATTGTGTACGGCGAAGACGAAATAGACGAATGAACCTCGATGAGTTTTTCGAGGCAGCAGAAGCCGACCAGCAAGCGCACCAAGAACGATTAAAAGATTTGGCGCTGCATCTGCTGAGTACGTCAACTATGAAGGACGACGACGAAAGATTAGAGGACGAGATAATAGAAACGAACCCCACGCCGCACCGTTGGCGCGAGATATTCGAACGACTAGAATTAAACCAATTGCGGGCTATCGACCTGCCGAATTGGTCGCAAACAGAATTCACTAAATCCTATAAAAAACATGGAATTAATACTTGAAGGCGTAGTACGCCGAATTAAGCAGCCGCAAGAATTTGCAAGCGGCTTTCGCAAATGCGAAGTTCACGTAGAAGTGCCCGATGGCGAATACAAGGACATTTTTCCCGTCGAGTTTATCAAGGACATGGCCGATGAAGCCGGCACGCTTACGCCCGGCATGAAAGTAAAGATGCGGTGCAATGTGCGCGGCCGCGAATGGGACGGCGGCGAAAAAGGTTGGCGCGCCTTTATGAGCCTAACCGTATGGAAATACGAGATACTGACCGAAACGGAAGAAATGAAATCGCAAGCCGCAGCAATTGAAAAGTTGGCAAATGATGATTGGCCGTGATAAAGTACGCTGGCTTGTAAAGCTACCCGAATACAAAACGCAAGTTCGGTTTGACAACTTAAAAAGCTGCCAACGTTACTGCCGCGACTTGCACCAAAAAAAAATTAAGTATGAATGCAACTTCTATTATGAACCTGAAGCAGTTTCTTAAACAGCACTTCGAAAACCTTGACGAAGCTGCCGACGTGCTGGACGTAAGCCGGCGCACCGTAGAAAATTACATCTACGTAAACCCGTGCGGCATCTTAAAGCACAGCGCGAAGTTCGTGCAGCGCAAGGACGTGAACCCGCTCGAATTGTTCGATGCGGTTGCGGAAACGATGGTACAACTGAATAAATCAAAAGCGAAGCAATCGAATGCGTAAAGGCATTTTTATACCCTTGGCCGTTTGGAATCTTGGCGAGCTGCACCCGAACGAACGGGTGTTACTTGCTGAGGTTCTGAACTTCGAAAGCCAAGGAAAAGAATGCTTTGCGAGCAACGCGCATTTTGCCGACTTGCTGAACGTATCTGAAGCCACCGCACGCGGATATATTTCGAAGCTCGTAAACGCCGGTTTTTTGGTTCGCGAAGGCGACAGATACAACCGACGACTGCGTAAATCTGCGCAAACGAGTGCGCAAATCCGCGCAGACGAGTGCGTAAATCCACGCAAACGAGCGCGTAAATCTACGCAGACGAGTGCGCAGAATTCAGCACATAATAAAACAGATAATAAAACAGATAAAGTATCAAGTAAAGAAAGCGCGCAGGTGCGCGACGTTGTTTTACCATTCCAAACCGACACCTTTACGGCTGCATGGCAAGAATGGAAAGAGTATAAACGAACCGACCACCGGTTTAAATACAAAACCGCCCAAAGCGAACAGCGGGCACTAATTAAACTTCAGAATGAACACCCCACAGAAACAGACGCCATCGAAGCAATCTACACAGCTATCGCAAACGGTTGGAAAGGACTTGTATTTGGCAAGTCCAAGAATGGCCGAACTAACGCCCGAAGAGCGCAAAACCTTGAAAGCGATGTCAACCGCGAAAAGCTTGCAGAATTTGCAAGAACAGGACGTATCAACGCTGACGGTGGAAACTTGCTTTAAAGGCACAAACGCACAAACGGCATTAAAGGTCGATGAGGTAGCAACGCGCGCCGCGTTGGTCGCAATGATTACCCGAACCGTAAAGTTCATCGACGCAAACAAGACGCTTTCAACACCGGAGGAAATCAGCCTAACAATAAACGAGCTGCTCAAAACGTACCCTTGCTTTACAATCGAGGATTGGCGGCTGTGCTGCTACCATATGGCCAAAGAGGTATACGGCCCGTATTACGAGCGGTTGAAACTGGCGCAATTCGTGGAATGCTTTGGCAAGTACAACCAAGCAAAAGCGCCGATTGTGCAAACCATACGCGACTTAGAACGTCAGGAGGCAGAACGAGAACTCAAAGAGGCGATACGATACTTGCAACCCGAATACGCGACGCAGACAAACCCACAGGCCGCCCGTGTAAGCGCGCCGGAATGGATGCGAGGCGAAGACCGGTTAACCTATACCGAGCGCGAGGAAATGGACAAACGAGCAAAAGCACGCAAGCAATGATTGAGCTGCACAACATCGACTGCATGGAATACCTCGCAACGTGTGCTGACAACGCCTTTGAACTTGCAATTGTCGACCCGCCTTACGGTATTGACATAAACAGCAGCGGCAGGTTAGGTCATTATGGAGGTAAACGCAAAAAATGGGACAGCTCGACACCTGACGAAACGTATTTTAAGCAAATCACTCGCGTAAGCGTGAATCAAATTGTTTGGGGCGCAAATTATTTTCAAATGCCGCCGACAAGGTGTTTTTTGATTTGGGACAAACAGCAACCGCAAGATGTAAGTTTTGCCTCGTGCGAGTATGCATGGACATCTTTTGACCAATCAGCAAAAACTTATTATCAAAGACCACAAGGCGCAGACCCATATCGAATTCACCCAACACAGAAACCCGTGAAGCTGTACGAATGGCTGCTAATGAAATACGCAAAAGAGGGCGACCGAATACTGGACACGCACCTCGGCAGCGGTTCAATCGCCATCGCTTGCCACAACCTCGGCTTTGATTTAGTCGGCTGCGAACTTGACACTGAGTATTTCAACGCGGCGCAGAAACGCCTAAAACAACACCAATCACAACTAAGAATCCCAATGCAATGACACCAATCGAACGCTTTTGGCTCGACCTCATCGACGGGCGCAAACACCACATACAGACGCTGTACGGCACGGACGCAATGCAACGATACCGGCCGCATCCGATGGAACGCGAATACTTCGTGAATAACAGCGGGCATCTATGTAACCACCCCGAAGTGATGAACTATAACCGGCGGTTCTACGACTTCTGCGAAGAGCATTACCAAGCAGAAAAGCAGCGGTACAAAGCGACGTTACAAGCTAACAAGCGCAAGTACCAGGCAAGCGACAGTTACAAAGCCCTCAAGGCAGAACGCGAGGAGCTTGTATCGTACATTCGGGGCATAACCGTACGCGATGCCAACAAAGAAGAAACTAACACGCACACAACTACGCAAAGCAATCGATGAAGCATTCAGCAAATACATCCGATACCGAGCAGCAGACAAAGCCGGATTCGCCGAGTGTTGGACATGCTCAACACGTCACCATGTTGGGTATCTGCATTGCGGACATTTTGCGTCAAGGAGGTACATGGCCACCCGTTGGCACGACCCCGACGACACGTACGGCAACTGTATGCCCCAGTGCGCCCGATGTAATTTGTACGACCAAGGACGGCAATGGCGTTTCGGTGAACGACTTAACGAGCATGTCCCCGGCCGCGCTCAGGAGATTATGCGAGCAGCACAACGCGAGCGAACGTATGAAATGGAAGAACTCCGGCAAATGCTGGACAGTTACCGTGCCCGTGTACAACGAGAAATTCATCGAGCGCCTGCCGTCCTTAACCGACCGCCAAAAGCAAAAGATGATACACGAACTAAGAAACAAAAGACGGCGCATGTTGCACGCCGACGACAATAACGCGACGATGCGCAAGAAAATCGGCCAGCAGCTGTACATGCTGACGGGGCACAGGGCATACATCTATGGCGACGATACCTAAACAGCACAGGCCCAGCCCGTGGCACAACACACAGCGCAAGCCAGGCGAACGTGTGAACCGCGAACCGCGATACAGCAGCACGCGTTGGCGTAAGCTGCGGGCCTTGTTCCTGCGCGAGAACCCTACGTGCGTAGAGTGCGGACACCTTGCCAACGTATGCGACCATATCACGCCGGTAACGCAGGGCGGCGACTTTTGGCACGGGCCATTCCAAGCCATGTGCGACAGTTGCCACGCACGCAAGTCACGCACGGAACGCAAGGATTTGCAAAGGGGTAGGGGTTTCTAAAAAACAGAGCCGGCTAACAAAAAGT